GCAGCATTTACAATGGGTACTATAGTTACATCTTAATTTTCATCGGATTTTTTTATTATATTTTAGAGAAGGGTAGCTTAATTGTTACCCTTTTCTTTTAGTAACCAAACAAAAAGAACTTATTTCTATTATATAGTATGATACAAGCATTTACAGAAACAAACTTTTCAGCAAACCTATCAACTGAAGATAATAGAATAGATAAAACTGTAGATGCTACTCAGATTAGATACTTGATAAAGTTCATTAATGACCTTGATGGGAGTGTAGATTATTGCTATCCAACCTCAACTATATTTGATAGATATACTTTAATGAATTTTACTTATGAAGCGGTACTTTTAAATGTAGATTTCTATGCCGCTGAAATACATCTTTTACCTTCAGGTCATTGGAAGTATGAAGTCTATGAAGTAAGTTGGATAGGAAGCGTTGTAGTGGCTTCAGGAACGGCTCCTGCTAATGAAACAGATGTTTTATCTGTAGCTGATACAAACGGAGTAGTACAAGGAATAGTTACAAAAGGAATCTTAAACTTAACAGAGAAAGCAGGAACAGAACAAGTACAATACAATCAACACGAAACAACAGAAGGAACTAACTATATTTATACAGGAAATTAAACTTAAAAAACATTATGGCAATAGAAAATGTACAACAACTTTTAACAGAACAACTAGGAAAAAATAGATGTGATGTAATTAATACAACTGCTATGACAAGCAAAGATTATTATGCAATACACTTTGTTACAGAAAGCGTAATAGCTTCAATAACAGCAACAAATGCTACTACAGCAACAGGAAGTGCTATAGCAAATCTTCACACGACAATCCCTGCTGGAACGACTTTGTTTCTTCAATGTACTGCTATCACTTTAACAAGTGGAGTAGCTTTATGTTACTATGAACAAGTTATCTAATGAAGATTCTTAAATTAGGACAAATGTTAGGTGGTTCTAATGCTCCAAGTGGTGCATCAGGATTTGCTAATGAATATTCTTTAAACTTTGATGGTGTAGATGATATTCTTATAACTACTAAAGACAGTAGTATTATGCCTACTGATAATTTAACTGTTGGGTGTTGGGTAAACCCTACTACTTGGGCTTTTACAGGAAACTCTCAAGTAAGATATCCTTTCGGTTGCTTATCATCAGGAGGTTGGGGTGTAAATTTCAGTAATAATTATAATGGGACTATCACAACTTTTAAATCAATTATTTTAGTCAGTGATACAGGAAGTGGTAGTCCAGGATATTTACAGCCATCAGATGCTGGGTTTAGTAGTGAGCTAAGAGCTTTGACAGGATGGCATTATGTCGCTTTAACTTATGATAAGGTAACAGGCAAAGCTTCAATGTATTTCGATGGGGTTGAAAAAGATTCAACAAGTGGAGCAGCAGGAGCAGACATAGTTTATCACTCATTAAATAATAGACCTTTAATGTTTGGTGCTGACGCAGCCTTTAATACAACAGGACAGGACTTTTTTGATGGAAATATAGATGAATGCTCTGTATGGAATAAGGCTTTAACTTCTGCAGAGCTTATAGCGGTTTATAATAGTGGAGTTCCTATTGATTTATTATCTGATGCAGGGGATTATGTGAGTAGTAGTAATTTACAAGGATATTGGAGAAATGGCGATACAGCAGGAACTTCAGTTTACCCAACAATAGAGGACTATAGTTCAAACAGTAATGACGGAACAATGACTAATATGGATTCAGGGGATATAGTAACAGATACCCCTTAAAAATAAATAATATGATTTACGTAATATATAATATGGCTAATATTTCTAAAGTTGATTTTACTCAAGTGCAGCAAACAAGTGAAGCTACATTAAGACTATCAGTAAATGAAAAACAAACTGTATTAAAATTTAGTGGGGGTACTCCTTCATTTTTAGTAGGGTTGCAACAATACAACCATTCAGAGATTTTAGCAATAATGAATACTCCTGAGTGGACTAATAACATAGAATAATAAAATGAATAATTTACTTTCAATAAACTTAGGGTCTTCAACAGCTCCAAAAATACAAGAGGTTAGAGGTAGAGACTACATAGAATACTCTGATGAAGATGGACTATGGAAAAACCTATACCCTAATTTCTTAATTGACCTTTACTATTCAAGTAGTACCCATTCGGCTATTATCAATTCAACAGCTGAAATGATAGCAGGAGAAGATATAGTGGTTGATGAAGATGACACTAACTTAGATTCTTTTGTTAAGTTAAAGAAGTTCCTTAGAAATGCAAACAGTAATGAAACTTTACACCAAGTAATAAAAAAGGTAGCTTTTGATTTTAAACTTCAGGGTGCTTACGCTTTACACGTTGTATATAATAGAGCAAGGACTGAAATAGTTGAGGTTTTTCACGTACCTGTAGAACGAGTAAGAGCAGGCAGACCGAATGAATTTGGCAAAGTGGACACTTACTATATATGTGCAGATTGGAGTAACGTAAGGTCAAATAAACCTTATCCAGTAGCAGCCTTTAATACTAACGACAGAACAGCAGGAAGTCAATTAATATATACAGGTTCTTATAGTCCTAATATGGATATATATTTTACTCCTGATTATATAGCAGCTAATAATTGGGCTTTAATTGATGCTAAGGTATCTGAGTTTCATTTAAACAATATCAACAATTCTTTTTCAGGCAGTTATATGTTTTCTTTTAATAATGGAATCCCTTCAGAATCTGAAAGAAACCAAATAGAAAGAGATATAACTAATAAATTTACTTCATCTAGTAATGCAGGAAAATTCTTAATGTCGTTTTCAGATGACAAAACTAGGTCTCCTGAAATACACCCATTAAACACATCAGACCTCTCAGACCAATATTTAACACTTCAAACCCTTTTGGTTCAAAATATTTTAACAGGGCATAGAGTAACCTCTAAGACGCTTTTAGGCATAGATTCAGGTAATGGTTTTTCTAGCAACGCTGATGAACTATTAAACGCAGCAAATTTCTATCAAAATACAGTAATACGTCCGTTCCAATTAAACATCTTAGATACCTTACAAAAGATATTCTCAGTTAATCTAATTGACTTACCTATTAGCTTTATTCAACTTAAACCTATTACTATTCAATTTGACTCTGAAACTATCAGGGAAGTAATGACTACAGATGAAATAAGAGAATCGTTAGGGCTTCCTGACTTAACAGTAGAACAAGAGGAAGAAGACTTTAACACTCAGTTATCAGAAGAAGTAGTAGAAAAGACTGAACTAGATGCTTTCATTGAAGAATTTGGAGAGGATATGTCAGACGAATGGGAATTAGTAGAAGAAGAAATAGTAGATGGCGAACACCAAGACTTTAACTATGAAGAAGTATTAAACGAACTAGCAGGAGAAAAGATTCAACTAGCTTCAACAGGTAGGGCTATTCCTGGACGTAAGTCAGAACAAGACGGACTATCTAAAAAGTCTTTTGATTATTTTAGAGTAAGATATGTTTATTCAGAAGATAATTTTCTAACGAGTAAGTCAGGAGAGAAAAGAGAATTTTGCAGAAAAATGATGGCTGCTAAAAAGCTTTATCGTAAGGAGGATATTATTAGTATGGGAGATAAGTTTGTAAATAAAGGTTGGGGTCCTAAAGGTAATTCAGATACTTATTCTATTTGGTTAGCAGACCAACAAGATTGTTGTAACTCATTGAATAACAACAGATTAGAATTGTATAAGGGCGGTGGGAACTGCCATCACTTCTGGAGCAGACGTATCTTTAAAACTGTAATAGGAGAGTCTAGAACTACTAAGATTGAAGATGCTGATATGATAGGATACACAAAGGCAAAGTCAGAAGGCTTTACAGCTCAAAAGAATGATAATTTAGTAGCAACACCACCAAAGAAAATGAAAAATAACGGATTTATAAATAAAAGATAATTATGAGCTACGTACTATTCATATCAGAGGCTAAACTGAAGTCATCTACTGCAATTAACTTATCAGTTGATAATGCTATTTTACTTCCTTATGTTTTACAGAGCCAACAGCTTTATGTTAAGACTAAACTAGGCACAGACTTATACGAAAAATTAGAAGCATTGATTACTGCTGGAACGGTTGGTTCTGC